ACTCTTGGTGAGGCAACGTCATTTGTTAAAAAACAATCAGTTAGACACTTTATTATTGACCAAGACGGTAGTATACTTAATGCGTGAATTGGTTATATAGTCAGATACTAGCGATAATGATTGCGCTGTCAAACGTTGAAAGGAACACCCTTAAACAGTCTGGCGGTTCATTGTCTGATGACGCTAACCAAGAACAACAAATCAATCAGAACCAGTTCATCCTTGACCTTATGCAAGGTCGGGTAACCCAAGAGGTTAAAAATCTAAGATGGCGAATGTATAAAATACTGGACTATCTACAAGGTAAAGACTTTACAGTAAAAAAAGATAAGGACGGTAACGCCAAATACGAAGCTAAAGATAAGGTCTATAAGCAAAAACTTAAAAAGATACGTATCGATGATAATGATTCATACGAGTTAGAATTAGTTATAGATAATACATCAGCCGAAACAATGGGTTACACTAATATGTTAGACGGTAACATACTAAGTGATGTTGATAATACAAAAGAATCTTTGGGTGTAATAGAATCAAACCCTATAGGTAGTGTTACACTAAATGAATACACCTCACACATTAAAAAGGAGAGTAAAATTAAGATAAATAGAAGTATAGCTCCAAAATTCAGACTTGAGCGATATCTTAAAAAACTTAATATAAGGGATATAGATGGTGATACAAAACTATTGGAATTTTACGTAAATAAATATCCAGATGAATATGATAGAATAAACAAAATGTTTATAATGGATATTAAAAAAACTATAGAAAATCCCAGAACGTCAACAATAATAGATATAGATTCGGTATCGTTTACAACATATAAAGACACTGGTATTGCGGATAGTCGATGCTTTGAGTTTAGCATTGACTCATACGATAAGATAATTGAGTTTGACGGTAGTTACGTAATTAAGTTTAAGGCAAAAACTATCACATGGGGTGAAAGTGTGATTGAACAATTCAGGCAAACAGAACTGGACGCGAAATACGATACTGTTGAACGAAAAGAAGGTGCACCAGATTCTGTAAATTACGTTGATTTTATTTAAACTTAAGTATCTAAGAGCGTATTTACTTATAAATGTTTACAATATATGGTAAAAAAAGGTAGTAAGTCCCCCAACAATAGAATTGGTGATGTGGATTTCGAGCCGATGGTTAATAAAGTATTATCAAATCGGTACAGATTAAAGTGCAAGAACGAAGCACAAAAAGAATATGCTCGAATAATAACAAACCATGAAATTACGGTGGCTTACGGACCAGCTGGTACTGGTAAGAGTTTTATAGCAATTGCTAGAGCCATTGAACTACTTCAGAACGTTTCAAACAGTTACGGTAAAATCATAATCGCTAAACCAGCTGTTGAAGCTGATGAAAAGCTTGGTTTTATGCCAGGTACTGAGAGGGAAAAAATGGAACCACATATCGCCTCAAGCTTAGATATATTTGATAAGATTATAGGTAAGTATAACCGAATGCGGTTAGAGGAACTTGACACGTTAATAATACAACCACTAGGTTTCATCAGGGGTAAAAGTATAGACAACTCAATAATCATAATTGAGGAGGCTCAAAACCTATCACCAGACCAATGTAAATCAATACTAACTAGAATTGGTGCAAATAGTAAATTAGTTATATCTGGTGACTTAGACCAATCAGATAGATATAAAGACGTTAGGTTTAGTGGTTTATTTGATTTGGTTCTTAGACATAAGAATATACCAGAAATAGGTTTTTTTGGGTTTAAAAATGGTGATGTCGTTAGGAATCCACTAATAAGTAAAATACTAAAAAATTACCCCACTCAGGATGTTATGGCGCTATCAAAAGAAATTGAATCGGGTAAAACTAAAAAAGTAACACAAACAAAACAACCACTAACTAAAAATAAAAATGTCATTACTGATATTAAACGAGTATTACCTAAAAAATTAACAACGATAGGTAGAATTAAAAGGTTTTTTACTGAAAAGTTTGAGTGGTAACTTGACTTAATAGTTACAAATACTATATTAAATACCTAAACTAATTAAAATGAATGTTATAGGTATTACTATCGATGAAGTTTTACGAGATTTCCTAGGTCACTTAAGTTATACTATGTCAAAAATTCGTGAAGACGAAGAATATGTCGTAACTGAAGACGATGTTACAGATTTCGATTTGGTAAAGCACTATAAATTCGAATCAAAAGAGGAAATGTATACCCTCTTCTATAAGGAAGCTTCTTTAGAAATCTTCGGTCACCCTGACCAATTACATGATAACATTGTTGGTAAACTCAACATGCTATATATGGATATGATTGATGAAGAAGAGGATGTTGAGTTTGTTATAATGACTAGAGCTGTGGGTAGAGCAATTCCAGCGACACTATTCTTCCTATCAAAACTAGAGTCTGAAATACCAAATATTAAATTCTTTAAAACATATGAGGAGATGTGGGACCACGCTGATATTCTAATAACAGCTAACCCAATAGCACTTGACTCAAAACCAGAGGGTAAAACATCAACAAAGGTTACATGTTCATACAACAAAGAGACTAAAGCTGATTTTACTATTGATTCCTTAGAAGAGTTCATATCTGATGAAGACCTTAGACAAGAGATTATAAATAAAAACTAAATGAGCGGTATGGATTACTATATTGATATTGAAGCTTACTGTGATTTTGTTACCAAACAAAAAGGTGGTGTTGTGGAAGAAAAGTTACTAGAAAAAACCACAAATGGTGACGGTAAAACAATAACTAAAGAAACTGTGAGTACAGTACCGTCAACGCTAGAGGTAAATGCTGTAAAATACGAATTAATCTCAATGTTGTTTGAATCACTAATGCGACATGCACCAGAAGGTGGTGATAACGGTCTTGGTATTACTAAAGTATTAAAAGACGCGTCACTTGACTTTAATGTGGCATTTAATACATTGGAATATTATAATATAATAAAAACTTACGAATAAAAAAAATGGAAAACACTAGTAAACTAGAAACAGTTCTAAAGGAACTAAAAAACAAAGAAGCCAATTTTTACTTTTTCACATTGGATACCAAAGGGAACCCTACAGCTGGGGTTGCCAACATATATGAACATGTGAAGGTGTTAACGGAATTGGGTTACAATGCACATATCTTACATGAGAAGAGCGATTACCGACTTAACGGTGATGAAGATGGTATGGGTATCAAAGAATGGCTTGGTGAAGAGTATTCAAAACTAAGTCACGTATCAATCGAATCACAAGAGTTACAGGTAAAGGCTAGTGATTTTATGGTTATCCCTGAAATTTTTGCAAGTATAATGGACCAAGTAAAGGAGATGCCATGTAAGAAAATTGTTTTTACCCAAAGTCCAGAATATATGTTTGAGGTTTTACCAATTGGTAAGCGATGGACAACTGATTATGGTTTCAATGACGTTATTACAACTAGTGAAAGGGTTTCTGAGCACGTTAAGAGTCATTTTCCAGACGCTAACACGCATGTTATACCTGTTAGTATTCCAGAATACTTTAAGAATAGTGATAAACCTAAAAAACCTATTGTAACTCTTGTAGCTAGAAATCAAAGTGACGTTATTAAGATAACTAAATCTTTTTACCTACAATACCCACTGTATAAGTGGATTACGTTTAAAGAGTTGAGAGGGTTATCGAGAAAGCAATTCGCACAAGAGTTGGGTGAATCGTGTCTCGCTGTATGGGTTGATGACTTGTCTGGATTTGGGACATTCCCAATCGAAGCTATGGAGTGTAAAACACCTGTAATCGGAAAGATGCCTAACATTCTACCAGAATGGATGGAAGTTAAGGATGAAGATGGGAACCCAATGGTAAAAGATAACGGTATTTGGACAAATACAACGAATAACATTCCAGAACTAATCGGTAGATATTTGAAACTTTATCTAGAAGATGCTGAACCATCTGAAATTCTTGAAAATATGGAGAAGACAACTGGTGTATATACATCTGACGCTCAACGAGATAAATTAGAGGTTGTGTATTCTAATCTAATGTCTAATAGAATTGCTGAGATTGAAGCGTTGATGGACAAAACTAATGAATTACAAGAAATTAAAACTGAAACAAATGAGTAATAAAACTGACGTAACAGTAATACTACCAGTACATGAATTGGCTGATAGTACAAAACCATTGTTTGATATTGCTATCCAAAGCATCAACGAACAAACAGTAACACCAGACAAAGTATTGGTGGTAACCCCAAAGGGTAGCGAAGCATACAAGTATGTATCGACCTATGATTTTGGTAAAAATAAGAAAATCTTTGAGGTTTTGGAAAACGATGGTGAAACTGACTTCTGTAACCAAGTTAACTTTGGTGTTAGCAAAGTTAAGACAACATTCTTATCAATCCTAGAGTACGATGACGAGTACGCTAAGATTTGGTTTAAAAATGTTGTTGAATATAAAGACGCTTACCCAGAAATGGATATATTCTTACCAATAATTGCTGACGTTGACGGAAGTGGTCAATTTGTTGGTACAACAAATGAAGCGGTATGGGCATATAGATTCTCTGATGAGATGGGAATGTTAGATACAAATGCACTATTAACGTACCAGAACTTTAATATTGACGGAATGGTGATTAAAAAGTCTTTATTTGATGACTTTGGTGGGTTTAAACCATCAATTAAACTAACATTCATTTATGAATTTTTACTACGAATGACATATAATGACGCTAAGGTTATGACAATACCTAAATTCGGGTATAAGCATACTAACATGCGAAACGGTTCACTATTTCATTCATATACAACTGAACTTGACCCAGTAGAGTCAAAGTGGTGGTTAACTCAAGCAAAGAAAGAGTATTACTGGCCAGAGGATAGAAAAATAAGTTACAATGACTAAATAAATAATATGGCAAAGGGACGAAAAAAAACAACAGATAATTATTTCGGCCCAGAACAGGAAAAAGCTGTTATA